CCAGAAGAAAAGTTTGCAGACGAGGTGATCGAAGAATGTGCTGCCTTTCCCAATGGCGACCACGATGACTTTGTGGACAGTATGACTATGGCTTTGATTCGATTTCGCCAAGGTGGGTTTATCGCACTTCATGGTGAAGAGGACGAAGATATGTATGTACCGAGAAACAGAGAATATTACTGATGGCTAAAAGACAAAAAAGACCTACGGAACAAAGAGTTAGGAATACTAAAATTGTCCTTGGTGGTCAGGTTACTTTGCCCGATGGAACAAAAGGCATGGTCCGTAATGTTTTTGGATCAACTAAAAACCCTCGTGCGACTGTTGTCACTTCAGAGGGTAAGTCTTTCAATGCGCCTTTTTCGCAACTCACGCCAACTGCGGGTCGCCCAGTTGTGCCTCCCGTTAAAGCCACACCTGGAACTATGTCAGAAGCAGTGGCACGAGGACAGGTTCCCGACTCAAAAGGTAATATTCGTAACCCTATGCCTGAAAGAGTTTTGCAAAAACTTATAGAAAGGGGTGTTATTACTCGTGGTGGCGGAGGAACGGATGAAGATGGGTTATTCGATCCATCTCCAGGACCAAAGCTGGTTAACGTCAGAAGAAGAACTGATGACGATGACGATATCTCGTTTAGCTCTGGTGGTGTTGTTCGTCATAAAAGCTCGTTTAAAGGAACCTTTTAATGTCTGTACCTCCAAATGAAATGTCTGCAATGGTTGACTCGGCACTGGAAGCAGTTCCTGGTGTTGAGGTTGAATTACCTGAAATAGAAGACTTTGCTGGTGGAGCAGAGATTATAGAGGGACCGGACGGTGCCATTGTTCAAGCTTTAGAAACAATGGGCGTTGAGGTTCAAACAACGGAGTACGACCACAATGCGAATCTGGCAGAAGTTTTGGACGATACTATCCTTGGGGAAATTTCTTCAGACCTTAGAGGGCAGTATGAAGCAGACCAAGAGTCAAGGGCAGAGTGGGAAGAAGGCTACACCAAAGGACTCGACCTCTTGGGAATCCAGTATGAGGAGCGGACACAGCCCTTTCAAGGCGCGTCAGGAGTTACGCACCCGATCATCGCAGAATCAGTAACGCAGTTTCAGGCACAGGCATACAAAGAACTTTTACCCTCTGGGGGACCAGTACGCACAAACGTACTAGGAATGCAGGACGCTGAAAAAGAAGCACAAGCTGTTCGCGTTAAAGATTTTATGAATTATATGCTGATGGAGGTGATGGAGGAGTTTGATCCAGATACCGATCAGATGTTGTTCTATTTACCTTTATCAGGTTCAACGTTCAAGAAGGTTTACTTTGATGAAACGAAGCAACGACCCGTTTCTAAATTCGTACCAGCGGAGGACCTGGTCGTCTCTTATGCGGCGAGTGATCTCGCGACCGCGTCGCGGATTACACACGTTCTTCGCATGGATGAAAATGAAATTCGTAAGTTACAAGTTGTTGGTTTCTACAGAGATGTCGATATTTCGGCTGACTATGAGGCAGATTCTGACCCGGTCAAATCGAAAGTAAACGAGCTGGATGGTGTTGAAAAAAGTGCAACTGAAGACCTCTACACAGTGCTTGAGATGCACGTCAATTTAGATATTGAAGGCTTTGAAGATCTTGATCAGATGGGGGAGCCTACAGGAATCAAACTACCGTACATTGTTACCCTTGATCAGGGCAGCGGAGAGATTTTAGCAATTCGCAGAAACTATGAACAAAACGATGCACTGAAGAAGAAAGTAGCATACTTCGTTCACTACAAGTTTTTGCCGGGTCTTGGTTTCTATGGCTTTGGCTTGATCCACATGATCGGTGGATTAGGAAAAGCAGCCACTTCAATACTAAGACAGTTGATTGATGCTGGCACACTAGCGAACCTTCCGTCAGGTTTCAAAGCTCGTGGTATCAGAGTTCGTAATGATGACGAACCAATAGCACCGGGCGAGTTTCGTGATATTGATGCACCGGGCGGTGACATCCGAAACAGTATTATACCGTTACCTTACAAAGAGCCATCAGCAACACTTGGGCAACTTCTTGGTGTTTTGATTGAGTCTGGTCGTCGTTTTGTTTCGATAGCAGATCAGCAAACTGGTTCACCTGGTTCACAATCACAACCAGTTGGAACCACTGTTGCATTGCTTGAGCGTGGCATGAAAGTTATGTCGGCAATACATAAACGGTTGCATTATGCACAGAAAACAGAGTTCAGGATTCTTGCTCGACTGATTCGTGACAACATGCCACCGTCATACCCTTACACGTTAGGTGTGGATGCAGGAATCAAGCAGTCTGATTTTGATGACCGTGTTGATATTCTTCCAGTTTCTGACCCCAATATTTTTTCAATGGCACAACGAATAACGTTGGCACAGACGCAATTGCAGTTGGCACAATCAAATCCAGAGTTACACAACTTACAAGCTGCGTACAAACGTATGTATCAAGCTTTGGAAGTGCAAAATATCGATGAGATATTACCAGCAAAAGCACAGCCACAGCCAACAGATCCGGGTATTGAAAACGCTCGAGCACTGGCAGGAGAAATACTTCAAGCTTTTCCTGACCAGAATCATGACGCACACATTGCGGCACACACTGTAATGATTATGTCTCCGATTGTTCAGGCATCGCCTAGCGTCTATGGAATGTTGGTTTCACATTGCATGGAACATATTTCTTTTAAAGCTAGAATGATGGTGCAGGAAGAAACTCAAGCTGAGTTAGAACAAGTTGCCCAACAAAGTCCTGCTATGGCTCAACAGGCTCAAAGCATGGTTACACCACAGATGATTGAATCTCGTGTGTCCGAAGTGGAGGCTGAATTAATTGCTACATTTATGCAGTCAATTCAACCACAAGGGCAAGAGCAGGACCCATTAGTTGGAATTAGACAACAAGAGTTGATGATTCGTGCTTCTGAAGTAGAAAGACAAAAAATGTTAGATCGTGAACGCATGAATTTAGAACAGCAAAAATTACAGCAAAGAGCCGTGACGGATGCTGCAAGATTAGAGTTACAGGAAGACATTGCAGATCAACGTGCTGAAGTTAACCTTACAAGGATACAGGCACAACAGAACAGAAATTAAGGAAAGGTTATGATCTTTGAAGCCATAGCCGTCGTTCAGACCGCAAACACCGCAATTGGAGCCGTCAAAGAACTATTAAAAAATGGCAAAGACATAACCGACTGTGCCGAACAGCTTGGAAAGTATTTTGATGCAAAAGCAGAAATACAGAAAAAATCAGGCAGTTCGCAGTCAACTGGCTCTGATCTTGAAAACTTTCTTCACCTCGAAAAATTAAGACAACGAGAAGAAGAACTGAAGACCATGTTAATTTACCAAGGCAGAGCAAACCTGTATCAAGACTTTCTAAAGTACGCGGCAGAGGCGAAACGCAACCGTGATGAAGCTTTGGAGGCGCAAAAGAAAGCAAAAATCGCGAAGCGTAAGAGAAACCTTGCTTTGCTACGGACTATGGTCGTTGTATTTGTTTGTCTGTTGGGATTGGCTGCGCTCGGTGGTTTTATATATTGGCTCGCTAATATGAGGCCAGTATGACGCAGAAGAAACTACAAAAAGAATCGATTTACGCTGAGTATGACAAAGATGGTGATGGTGTCATTAGTGATGAGGAGATGTCCCGCATTAAGTCCATCAAAGAAACTGAGACAGCGTTACGAAAAAACTTGGCTCAGTTACGTATGGCAAGATATACCTTAATTGCCATGGGGGTGTTCACTGCTGCTATGTTCTTTGTGCCGATAGAACGGGTACAAGCTTTGTCAGATATCAGCAACCTATTTTACATATCAGGCGCGGGTATCGTTGGGGCGTACATGGGAACAACGGCTTGGCTAAATAAAAAATGATCTATGTGTTTGCTTTAATTATTATGACTGCTGAAGGCACTGTGATTCCTGACAAGAAGGCGTACTTTTATTCGATCAACCGGTGCAACTACTTTGCAGATCGCGTGAGCCGTACACGATACAACTATTGGACTAAACGTAAGGTGCAAGCATATTGTATCCCAGAGTGGGTTAATCCGAAAAACACTAAGATACTGAGGTGATTATGATATTAGGTGCATTAGGAAAAATACTTGGCAGTGAGACAGTTATCAAGAAAGGCATGGACTTGATTGATGACATGCATACTTCTGAAACTGAGTCGATTGAAGCGAAGACACAAGCCAAGGTAGCTTTGATGAACTCGTATGCTCCCTTTAAGGTAGCCCAGCGGTACCTTGCGCTGATGTTCGGTTTGACTTATGTATCGTGTTTCATCATAGTCCTCGCTATGACACTGACCGGAAAAGGCGATCCTTCCTCTGTGTCTCAGGTGATGGAGCAGTTTCAAATCAACTACGCCATGCTTCTAATCTTGGGCTTTTATTTTGGCGGAGGCGCAATAGAGTCTTTTCAAAGGAAAAAGGATAAATAATCATGCCTTTAAATAAAAAAGGTAAAAAGATTATGAAGGCCATGAAGAAGCAGTACGGTGCCGATGAAGGCGAAGCTGTATTTTATGCGTCAAAAAACAAAGGTGTTATTGATGAGGTTGAGCGAAAAGCTCTGGGAGGTAAAGTGGCTAAAAAATTTCCAGATCTAACTGGTGATGGCAAAGTAACTCAAGCCGATATCTTAAAAGGTCGAGGCGTTAAGGGTTTTAAAGACGGTAAAGTGGTAAAAGCAGCCGTATTAGTTATAGATAGTGGCGTAGAACCAGAAAAAGCACAGGTTAAAGGAACAAAATTTAGCGGAAATTATTAATGTCATATTTGATTAGCAACATCCCGTATTTCAAATGCTGGGTGCGGAAAGAGTTTACTTGCAATCACGATGACTACCATGGGGAATATCTCCATGCTCTAGCCATTGCAGTCAATACGATCCCGGACAGGTCGCTGAGTTTCCAAGTTGTTTTTACCGGCCAGGAAAGACACTTAGAAGATAGTGATGAGAATCGTCATGGTGGTGCGATGTGGGCACGAATGCCCATACAGGCACTGGTTGCTGATGTGGAAACAGAAAGCGACGATTGGCCTGAACGCATGGAAGACTACATCTGTCAGCCGTGGGACTGTGAGTCCAGAAACCACGAAGTCATTGTCTTAGATCGAGTCAGTTCAAGTCCTTGGATTGCCAAGGTTAATCACGAGTTCTACGAAGCGCGGTATATGTTCACAGTGGATTACACTGAGTACGAAATTGCTGACGCGCCAGATCAACACAAACAAAGCCATGTTTTATATCTAACCGAAGGTCCTTGGGAAGGCAATATTGTTGCTTTACCAAACAACAGAGTCAGGGCAACATCACCTGCACTTTGGGACACAGGCGAAGGTGCCCCTGATTTTAAACCAAGTCAGTACACGCATTCAGCAGAAGGTCACTCTAGTTATACCGATCCGAACATAACGTTTGATAACTTGTATTCTGACGGCATAGAAGACTGATGGATATTGTGCAATTTGCGACAGCATTGTATAAAGTGCTGGATGATCGTGAAGAGGATCTAAAAGAGTTTTTAGCAAACGGTAGTATTCAGTCGATGGAAGACTACCGCAGTGTGACAGGAGAGATTCAGGGTGTCTGTCTTGTTCGACAAGAAATGAAAACCCTGCTGGAAAGGTATGAAGATAATGACTGAGATTCCGTTTCCCCAACCGACCGGTTGGAGAATATTAGTACGTCCCTACGAAGGTAAAAAAACAACGCAAGGTGGAATTGTTCTGCCTGAAGACGTTCGCAAAAAAGAAGCAGTTGGAACCGTTGTTGCCAAAGTAATGAAGATAGGGCCGCTAGCATACAAAGATTCATCTAAGTTCGGTAATCAGGCTTGGTGCAGTGAGGGTGATTGGGTTTGTATTGGACGATATGCCGGTGCTCGTTTTCGAGATAAAGAGGAAAAAGAGCTTCGTATCATCAATGACGATGAAGTTATTGCAGTAATTAACGACCCAGAGGATGTTAACAATGTCTGATGAAGATATTAAGCAAACAGAAGAGACCTCACAATCTGAAGAAATCGAGGTTCAAATAGAGCCTGATCAAGAACAGGAGACGACTGAACAGCCCGTTTCAGTAGCGCAGTCTGAACCTGAATCTGAGCCTGAATCCGATGAGGAACTTGAAAACTATTCAAAAGGTGTCAAGAAAAGGATCAACAAACTTACTGAAAAGTATAGACGTGCTGAAAGAGACGGTCAGGAAGCGATTGAACTGGCTAAGAAACTAAGAGAAGAAAATGAAAAACTAAGAAAACAAATGGCCTCTTCTCAGGAAGCGCACTTGTCAGAGTTTGGTCAACGTTTAGAAAATGATGTCAATCTTGCTAAACAAGCATACAAACAAGCGCATGATGAGGGTGATGTTGATCGTATGTTTGAAGCGCAACAAGCTTTATCCAGAATATCGATTGATCAAGAGCGTCATCGTCTAGGGGTTAAAAGACAAGAAGAACAAGCGCAACAACCGCAACCTGAACCTGAGTCTCAACCACAAGTAGTGCCAGATCCAAAAGCCGTTGCATGGGCAGAAAAAAACGAGTGGTTTGGTCAAGATGAGCGCATGACTAGAGAGGCAATGAGGATTAATGAAGATCTTACTCAATATGAAGGGTTTGACGCTACTTCGGATGAGTACTATGATGAAATTAATAAAAGAATTCAGGATAGATTCCCTGATTACTTTAAGAAAACCGGGAGAAGTACAAAGGTCGCCCCTGCTGATACTTCAGCTTCCCGCAAACCATCAGGGCGCAGCTCGGTTAAGTTAACTCCGTCAGAGGTTGAGACAGCAAAAAAATTAAATGTCACTTTGGAACAATACGCCAAAGAGAAAGCACGACTAATGGCTAGGGAGAACTAACATGACAGAGACTAGAGAAAAGCGCACATCTCGTGCGGCAAAGGATCGCTCTTCAGAAGAGCGCAGAAAACCGTGGGCACCACCAAGTAGGTTGGAAGCACCACCTGCCCCTGATGGGTATGTTCATCGTTGGATTAGAACCTCTGTTAGAGGTGAAGACGACTCAATGAATGTCCACTCTCGTTTTCGAGAGGGATGGGAGCCAGTCAGAGCCGAAGAGTATCCAGGATATCAGTACCCAG